TAGTAATAGCAAGATAACGGAACGCATCAGCCCCATGCGACCACTGGTCATGCACCGGACGATCTTTAAACATTTCCATTTTCTCGTTGCGCTCCCAGCGATACCTTTTTAAACATTCAATGCCTTGCGCACATTTTACCACATCAAAATAACAACGTGGTAATATCATGCGCGTTGCATGGATTCCATCCTCAAGACTTACACGTGGAGCAGTTAAAAAGTTAATGCCTAGATTTGCGGCTGTTTCAATGCGGGAACGGCCGCTACTAAACTCACGAACAGCGATATCATGGGGCGCCCAATGTTCTCCGTATAGGTAATTCTTTTGCTTAATAATACTTGCATAGTGCGGTAAGCCTTCACCACTAGATTCGTAATAATCAATGATGCGAATCTCTCGCCCAACCTTTTGATAGAACCAAATAGCAGTGGCGTCACCAACACCTAAATCCCATGCGGTATTAACAAGCAACGATGGGTCATACGGAACAGTTGTGAATTTATTATTTTCTCTCAGCAACTCGATTTCTTTTGCGTAAATAGCGCCAATTAACGCCGATTTGGTTTTTCCTTCCCAAATATTGTCGTAGTTGTCCGAGTCATTGCGCAACGTCCGTAACCTCTCTTGCTCCATTTCGTCCGACCACCACGGATTGTCGCGCCAGTTCATTTGCACAACAGCCATATCATCGTCAGCGTTTTCAATGAAGCGCACATAAGTCTCGTCTGTGTCTAGGATTGGATTCATTGTGATCCATATTTCCGAACCTGCTTTGCGAATTGTCGGAATAAGAATATCCCATGACCGTTTAGTAACAACTTGAGCCTCCTCTACCCACACAATATCCACGCCCTCGAATGATTTGATCGACTCGATTGTTGTAGTTGATAGTCCGCCGAATAGGATTAGCGTTCCGTTCTTACCTCGTATTTCTGTGTCTAGTATTTGGTAAAACGATGACATCCCCATGCTTGTAATTTTGTCGGACAAAAGGCGATGAACTGAGTCACGAATTGATTTTTGAATTTCACGAGTACATAAAATGCGCAGTGGTTTTTGTCTACCAAGAATTAGTAACGCGCTTGCTACGCTGTGTGACTTGGCAGAACCACGGCCTCCATGTAATACCTTAAATCGCTTAGGCGAAAATAAAAACTCTACCTTTTCTGGTAATTGTATTTCATTATGCACAGTAGACTAACCCCAGTATCAACGTATCATGTTGGCTAGGAATTATCATTGTTTGACCCTTCGGCTCTAACGAACCTTACAACCGTTTCGGTTGCTTGCGTGTTATTGATTTGCACCGCTGTATCAGGGGTTTTATTTTCAACCTCCCACATTTTCATTGGGATTTTAGATGCTTCATTAACAGACTGAGAAACAGTCATAACCTCTCTAATTGTTTCATTAGTTGCTTCATCTGGTTTTTCTTCAAGTACCATTGCTTTAATTTTTGCAACCTTTGACAAACTTTTTGCAACGTCAATCATCGTCTGCCCTATTCCAAACAACGCAAGCCCATCTTTTACCGCGTCTTTTATCGCGCGTTGCATTTGTTGCGTTTCAAGTTGCGTTTGTTGCTCAAGCTCATTTAACCATTTGTTTGCTCTAACATTATCTACTATTAATTGTTGCGTTTTTTCCCTATTCCAGCCTTGTCTATCGCTTGTGCGTTTAACGCTAGACTTATCAACACCAAGAATTTCTCCTATCTTTTCAAAAGAAAGCTTTTCTACTTCGTACAGCACCCTAGCCTTTTCCCATTCCTGTGGCGACAACCTAGCCATTAATTCCCCCACTGCTCATTGTTATGAGCCTTAGCAGCCGTTAAAACCACCTCTAATGATTTTTCGTAATCATCTAAGCTAAATGCTAGTGCGTCGGTTGAAAGCTTCTCACAAGCCTTTATTTGCGATTTGAGCAGATTAACAATCTTGATTGAATTATTTAAAGTCATACCGTCACTTTTCCTTTTCTAGCTAACTCTATTAGTGTTTTAACAATTGCTCTATCCATTAGTTCGCGTCTTTCTTGTTTGCTTAAGTCCATGCCATTATCAATTTCAAAATGGCACTTGTGACACAAGCAAGCCGTAGCGCAATCGTCTGTCTTAATGCCCATGCCTTTGCCTTGGTTTCTGTGCGCGGCTTGTATGCCTTCAGTGCTACCACATAGCACACAACGCCCAATGTCTCGCACGGCTTGTAGCCATTTAGGGCTTCGGTAAGTAGCCTGCTTATCGAACATACATCAAGTCCTGCGGTGTCATTAATCGAATGCCATGGCTTATACACCATTCGTCGATTTGGTTAAGGAATTGCGTCATGCCGTTAGTTTTAAGCCATTCGGTACGGATTGACTCGCCCACTACCTGCTCTAAAAAAAGCTTGTGCTGGTAATCGCTGTTTTCAGTGATAGCGGAGCGATACATATCACCTATCTTGTCGAAAAAGCCCGCATAGTCCGCATCCATTTCAACGAGAATATTTTTCATAAATCGAATCTTGAAAAAACTATTCCATTGCTCTTTTGTGCGTCCAACACCTTCACCAATAAGTTGCTTTTCTAGCTGCGTCATCCATAACCAACGTAGGCGGCTTTGTGCTTGTGAGCGCGTTTCTTTTTTCTGCGCAATGGTCACGACATAGCTACCATCAATCGGTGTTGCTAAAATCGCGTCCCATACAGTCGATTGATCTTGTGGGCTTTGTAGGCGAAACTTGGTCACAATAACGCCTCTTGTGTTGCTTGCGTTGCTTCTAACATCACAAACATATCATCTTGCTTTTGCGCGTCCTCTATACGTCGGCAAGCAATGTCAAAATATTTCTGCTCGCGTTCAATTCCGATAAACTTGCGCCCCATTTGCACCGCAGCAACGCCTGTTGTACCGCTACCCATAAAAGGGTCAAGGATTGTTTGTGGATTGTTTTTGCATTGCTCTATGCACCATTTCATTAGTGGTAATGGTTTTACGGTAGGATGCGTGTTGTCTTGACCTCTATCAACACTTGTCGCAGAAAATCGAAAAATAGAACTAGGCTTGTCCAATGTTGACCACGCAAACTCTGCGGCTGAAAAATTTTCCCATGGTTGCTGCTTATCCCAAATTAAAAAACCACGGCAAGAAGGCAAAGAGAAATAATTTCCGCCCCATACAATTGCGTCAACTCCATGGCTGATGATTGACATAATGTCGTTGTTGCTTGGTGCAATATCCCATTCGCAGTTTGCAGTATTTAGTGACCTATTTTTTAATTTTCCAGCCCCACATCCTTTGCCTTTTGCGCCACCAGACAAAATACCGTAAGGCGGATCAGTAATCACCGCATCGACCTTATCAAGCGTAGGTAAAATATCCATGCAATCGCCTAGGTATAATGTGGCGTTTCCTATTTCTACTTTCACTTACTAACCTCAATCACAACTAGTCCGCCTTTAACGTTTTCCTTGCTAACTTTGTAGCTAACTTCGAAGCGGTTATCATCGACTTTAAGCGCATCTGCCACACCGTCACGACCTGCCTTAAAGCTGGCGATAATATTGTCGTCGTCACGCTTGCGATTGTCTGGTTTATGGAATGTGATACTCACCTTAAAATCACCTTCATGATTAACAACAAACTCGCGCACTTGCTGCAAACCAATTTGAGCAAACACACTGCGAAAACAAAGCAAGCGGTAATTCATCGTATGCTTGCGCTTTACCGCCCAATGCAGTCGCTTGTTAGGATTTAATTCCGCTGGTGGGTATGGCAGTTTGATAATCACCGACTAGCCCCTTTAGCCCACTGATAACGCTCATTAGCATCGTCACGAGTTATCTCGCCTGTATCAATCAGTTTGGATAATTCAGCTTTGAAAGTTTCCAGCGTGACCAACTTACCGCCAAGCATTTGACGGCTGCGGATAACCCTACCGTATGATGTGCCGATTGATTGATTTGTCATGGTGGTTGGAGTTTGGTTAATCATGCTGCTTTTCTATCTTCCAGTTCGTCAAGTCGTTTTACTTCATCACCGAACTTGACATACATAACCCCTCCTTCTTCCCACACGCGATCAGGCGTACGCCACTTTTGCTGTTTGACATGTTCACCAATGCCAAGCATTGATTTAAGCCCAGCTAAAACATTTTCTGCTTCGGGATTCTTGCCGATATTGTCTTGTGCTATACGAATTAAGTCTGTTGCTGCAACTTTTGGTGCTGGAAGATAGTGCTGCGCCTGTTCGTGTGTAATTCCGCCATATTTGAGCGCAGTCTTAACAACGTCCTCGCGTTCTGCTTTGTCGTTTCCTGCTGCAAATCTAACCTTTGGAATGCGCCCTTGTGCTGTCCACATTTTGCGTGTGCGCTCGTAAGCCGATTTGAATGCCATACGTCCTGCGATTGGATCGCTAGCAATCAGCTCGTTAAGGTTTTGACAAGCTTCGTCGATTGCGTCTGTTGTGAATGCGCTACGGTTTTCGTCTGTTAAAACAAGCACTACCGCCCATGCTTCATCAGCGCCCAACCAAAGCAATTCAAGCTCTTCGGTGATGATTGCGATTGCATCAGCTGGTACAGGGGCTTTTTTGCCAAGTTGCAGCAATCGAGTGATTGCTTTTTCTGCCTGTTCGAAACTAAAGCCTTTCAGTGCTACCCACCAACCACCTGCGGCTGCTCTTGGGTCGAACACTTGCATGGTCGGTAGCGCCATTTGCAACAACTCCCAAAACTTGGCTTTGTCGTTTGCCGCTTCCATACTCATCATGCTTGCAGTGCTCATTGCCATACTCCTTCGATTGCGTTGTGGTTACCGTGGTTGCCGCCTTGCATGGCTTCCCAACGCTCGGTTTGTGCCACAAAGTCCGCATAGCCGTCGTCTTGTGGTTTGTTGCTGTTGGCTTGTCGTGGCAGGTAGCAATCCTTCCATCCATTGACCAGTGCGGTTTCGATTAGGCTGTTTGGGTTATGTCCCTGCTTGTGCCATTCGGTTAGTTTTTTCAGGATGATGGCAATCGCTCTTGGTGTGTTTTGTGCTTTTTGCTTTACCCTTACTTTTAACCAGTCATTCCAAAGTTCAACATCTAGCCATTCTGGAAGCGACTCGCGCGGATATTCTTCCTGTACTATTCCTGTCTTTAGTTCTTCCTGTACTATTCCTGTATCTATGCCCGTTACCGTTTTGGTAACCGTATCGTTACCGTTTTGGTAACCGTTTGAATCCAAATCGGTAACCGTTTGATTACTGTTTTGGTAACCGTTACCATTTTGGCAACCGTTACCGTTTTGGTTACTGTTTAGACTGGTTTCAATGTCACAAATTTGATACTCTGACCATTGAGATTTTCCACCGTTGCCAGTCTTTTTTAACCATCCCATTTGCTCTAATTCTGATGTTATTTGCGAGATACGGGTAACTGGATAACCTGTACGCTCTGACAACATTTCACGGCTCACGCGAGCAGTGCTAGTGTTCTTTTTGCGCCACGAAAAGATGGCTAATAGGGTGCGAATATGGCGCAAGGTCAATCGTTCGTCTGACAGGATTTCAAACGGGCAAACAATTAAATCTGGAGTGAACTTTTCATTAGACATTTTTAGTGCCTTTTTTTGAATTGCAAGAGCGGCATAGCGTTTGCAAGTTGTCGTCAGTGGCTTTTCCTCCTTTTGATTCAGGATGAATGTGGTCAACAGTTAGATCATCCGATGAGCCACATTTTTTACACTTAAAGCTATCTCTCATAAATGTTCTCGCTCTCAAGGCAGAACTTATTTTCTCTTTTTTCTTTATATGCAAAATATTCGGATTCAATCCAAAGTGAGCTCGGAATTTTTCAGCAATATAGCCACAGTAACCATCACCCCAATGAGCAATTGGTTTTAAGTCCTCCCCATGCTCATAAATAAATTTATCAAGCAATGCTATTGCTTTTTGTTCCATTTCAATATCATTCATTGGTATAATTACCTCGCTTATATTGTGTAAGCCCAATCTAGTTTTTCCCGAACACTTGGGCTTTGTTTTATCTGCAATTTAATGGCTTGCAGAATTAGCCAGCACATAACGCGCATGGTATGAACCGTTTGCGTTCTTTTCTTTGATTGTGGTTATATTCACACCACGCTCTCTTAAATCCTTCACTCGCGCTGCTAGTCGATAACAGCCGAATTGGATAGCGTCTTTTGCTGTTAAGCTGCTGCCAGCTTTTAACTTGCTTAAAACCATATCGCAATGAGTCATACATCCAGCCCCTTGCGCGCAAGCGTCTTTAACGCTTCATGCTCAGCTTTAGGCATAGACACAATCTCACCATCGCACTGAATCACGATAAGCCCTAGCGACTTCATAAACGCTTCCAGTTCATTAATCTTTAGTCCGCGCTCACCACTTGCAATGCGGCTAACATGACCATCATCGTGACCAATAGCCGCTGCGACGGTCGTGTTTTTTACACCTGTAAGTTGACGCAGAATCAAAGCATGTAGGCTGCTGTTCATTGCTGTGCTTCCTGATTAGACTGAGGTTGTTGGAAAAGTTCTGGACGATAAACACCAAGGCGAACAGCAGCACCACGAACGCGGTCAATTTGATGAATGGTTAAAACATCACCCCATTGATGCAGCGCACCCTTGGTAATCTCTAGTGCTTTTGCTGCCTTAGGGTAAGAACCCCAAATTTTTTTAAGTTGCTCTTTTTTCATAGGTTACAAGTATAGATGTCTTTACTAAAGTAGTCAATACATCTTAACTAAAAAAGGTATAGGATTCTAAACATGAATATCAACGAACGCATCATTGCGAAAACAAAAGAATTGGGCATATCACAAGTTGAACTTGCCAAAAGAACAGGCTTAACAAAGGGCGCTGTTAATCAGTGGTTCAAAGGGTTATCTTCCCCAAATGGCGAAAACTTGTTAAAAACTGCTGCTGCTTTATGTGTAACTCCAGAATGGCTACAGACTGGCAAAGAGCCGCGTAAAGAGCAAACGTACAATCTTGATGATGACGCGCTCGAATTACCAAAGCGCAGACTTGCACCGATTATCAGCTATGTACAGGCTGGGAACTGGTGTGAGCTGGTTGATGCTTATCCTGTTGGCACAGGTGAAGATAGTATTGCGATTGATGCTAAATGGTCACCAAACACTTTTGTACTGCGCGTGCGTGGCGATTCCATGCACCCAACACTAACCGAAGGTGCGTTGATTGTTGTTGATCCGCAAGTTGAATGGATGCACAACCGAATCGTTGTAGTGCGTCAGCATGGCGATGCAGAAGTTACTGTTAAGCGATTAATTAAAGACGGTGACACTTACTACCTAAAGCCAGATAACACAACCTACCCGCTTCTAAAGCTGGAGAAAGATGCACATGTATGCGGTGTTGTGGTTGAGCAATTGACGAGATTTGTGTGATGACGACTTCTATTTTTTACGTTTACAATGAACTAACCGTGAGTGATACTAGGGCGCTATTGTAGCCATACGTGAATCGCTTGGTATGCCAAAACCAAACTAACCCAGACACGCACCACCACAACCGCCAATCGAGGCGGTTTTTTATTGCCTAAAATTCACCCCACCCAACTGTTTTTTCCATTTGTTGAAAAAAAGTATAGATTTCTGTATTTTTTTTGTTGACTTTGAAAGTATAGGTTTCTATACTACACCCATCAGCAAGCAAACTTGCATGATTTACCGACAGAAAGGTCGAAGAGCGAACGACGCGCTATAACGGGCGGACTTGAGGATGACTAGGTGGTGCTAGGAAGAGTCAAGAAACGGGCAAGGATGCGAACCATCCCCGACCGTAAAACATACCGAATCAGCTTTGTACTTTTTAATTGTTTCAACTTTACGTACTTAATAAGCAAGGCTGATTCGCTATGTATCAAGACAGCGCATTGCTATTTTTTAATTAGTCAAATGTGGTTTATTTGCTTTAAGAGCAGTGTGCTGTCTTGATGCTATAGCTAACCTTCTAACCTTGCAACAGGTGGCAGCTTATCGCGTACCGCTGTTAATGAGCGCAAGGGCATCACCCAATACCGTTAATGAATAAGGAGAGCAATCATGTGGACAGCATCGCAAAGTGCAGCGTATGACGCATGGAGAACATCCCCACCGAAAGAATGGGGTGCTCAAGAAGAGCGTGAAGATGCCATTGATGATGAAGTTAATTTACTAACTGAAGACAGTGGCGATTGCTATCCATATTCTATAGCCAACTTTACTGAATACCTCGCAGATTATGCGACAGATGAGCAACGACAAGCACTTATTAGCTTAGTTCTTGATAACGCCGACAAAGTGCCTGCCATAGTAAAAGGCTGCGAATCATACTGGTACAAAGAAGCACGCGAGATAGCGAAAGCGATGATAGACAACGGAGACGATTACTCATGACGTGGGTAATTTTAAGCCTGAACATCTTATCTGGTGACTTTACGCTTAACGGCGAGTTTACCAGACAAGAATATTGCATAACCGCGTTAAAAACCACGGGAAGCAACGAATTTCAAAGCCATATCAGACAGTGCGTTCAGATAGAAAACGGCTACCTAACCGATTACAAGCGCGATAAGCGCGATTGGAAAAGATTATATGAGTCAAGAGATTGAGGATTTTACTATGACAATCACCAATAAAAGAACAGGTTTGACAGTCTGCAACGGTGCTGGAAAACCAGTGAAGCTAAAACGCTTTACGACTTTTGATAACAATTACAAACTTAGTGTATTAGACAAAGCTACGGTTTTTATCACCATGCTTACTATTGTGTTAGGCATCGTTTATGCAACTTTTGGAGGTTAAGATGAGCAACGCATTAGCAACAATTGCAACACAGGTTGCAAGCAATTTAGGGTTGAACATCCAAAGCGATGAGTTAATCAGCACCCTTAAAACAACAGCCTTCCGTGGTGCGCCAAATATAACAGACAGCCAAATGGTTGCGATGATGATGGTAGCCAAACAGTTCAACTTAAATCCTTGGATTAATGAGATTTACGCCTTCCCAAACAAGGGCGCGATTGTGCCAATTGTTGGCGTTGACGGCTGGAGTCGAATTATTAACGACCACCCACAATTTGACGGTATGGACTTTGAACAAGATGAAGAATCTTGTACCTGCATCATTTACCGAAAAGACCGCAGCCACCCAATTAAAGTCACAGAATGGATGGACGAATGCAAGCGCAATACAGAACCTTGGAAAGTTTCGCCTAAGCGGATGTTGCGCCACAAGGCGCTGATTCAATGCGCCCGCCTTGCTTTTGGCTATACGGGCATCTATGAGCCAGATGAAGCGGAGAAAATCCGCGATATAACCGAATCAGCAACCCACACAGTACACGACAAACCAGCGCAAAAAGCGCCTGTACCCTACTCATTCGCTGAATTTGAAATGAACGCACCAAAATGGAAAGCGTTAATCGAATCAGGAAAATACACGGCAAACGAAATTATTGCAGGTATCGAAGCCAAGGGGCGAGCATTTACCGAAGAGCAAAAGCTAACAATTGCAAGCTATGAGCCAATCGATGTTGGCTATACGGTTGATGAAGAGACGGGAGAGATAACGGCATGATGCAATTCCGCGCTAGTTCAGTGGGCAGACTAATGACTGATCCAGACAAAAACACCTTGCCAGCAGGTGCAAAAACATATATCAACGAGCTTGCCAGTCAGATCATTCTAAACTGGCAGCCTGAGCTAGACACCTTAGCAATTGAGAAAGGCAAGCAGTGTGAGGATGCGTCAATCGCACTGTTTAATAGCGTCACTGGCAAGGCTTACACCAAGAACAGCAATCGTATTACCACCGACCTTTTAACTGGCGAATGGGATATTGAGGACGAAAGCGAAAGCCTAATCATCGACGTTAAAAGCGCATACAGTAAAAAGACGTTTCCTATCGCCATTAAAGACGGTGAC